TTTTAAAAATGTTTTGATGCTTCCATCAAAATGACGCTCTTGGAAGAATTGAATAGCATCATCCACAAGATCCTCAACCTGATCATCATCTACGTTAATCTCTAGGACGGGAAAACCTAATTTCCTTAAGCAGTAGTCAATTAACTCCTGGCGTGATGAGGGTCGTGCCATGAATAAAAAAATACCCCTAGTTTCCTAGAGGTATTTATAGTCAGTCTAAACTATAAAGTTTGATATACCTTCTTGGCGATTTTTTGTAGATCATGTCAAGTTTTTTAAAATGATTTGTATCACTATATGGAATAATATCAATTGCCATAGAGATTCTAGTTTCTTCAGTAAGATTTTCCTTCACTCCATGCATATTATAGGATGGAAAAATATTTAAAACCCCAGGTTCATTCTCTATGTCAACAGATGTACTGGTGGAAAAATCTCCTTTATAATATGTTGTTCCAGGTAAAGTATTTCCACAGATAAACAAATTACCAGACAAAAACTTCTGTCTCATATTTCCATGGCGATGAATTGATATTCCTTCACCGTTACGAAAAATATTTGCCCAACATTGAATTATAATTGGCGGTTCAAGATTCAATTGTTTAATAATTTTTTTTAACTTGGGCAAAAGAATTCCTTCACCGATATCTTGAGTATGAAGATAATTAAAGAACGCATGTCTTCCAGTCAAAGAATCTTCAGAGGTTCCTGGATAATTATCAGGACCTAATTGTTTTATGTTATTTTCATTTTTTAAAATGTAATTTTTAATTACATCTATCTCAGATTCGGACAGAATTTTTTCACTAAAAAGAAATAGATCGTCAATCATCTGTTTACTAAGCGAGTATTAAAAGAAATTACAATTTTTTCTCCAGGACTTCTTTGTATTGGAGTGCCGTGCTCAAGTTCACTATGAAATAAAAGCAGTCTTCCAGGAACACAATCAAAATCTTTTGTTGTGGTCGAAAGATCTGTTATTTTTAATGGTTCTATGTAAGTATTTTTATAATGCTCATAAAATAAAATTTTATTTTCAGTCGTAGACTTTACATAAAAAGCACCAGATAATAGAGAACCTGGATGTGTGTGTGGAAATAAAAAATCACCTTCTTTACTAATATTAAACCACATATTAGAGATTTCAACATCTCTAGTCATCATGGGGTCGTATCCATAAATCACTAAAAATTTTGTAATTCTTTTTTTAATTTCTTTTGTGAAATGAGTAAACTCTGGTCTCTTGTGAATAGTTTTAATTGTTCTATGAGAAGAATCTACATTCAATACAGAATTTCTTCTTGTATTATCTGCCAATACTCTAATGCTGTCCTCTAGGTTAGACAACCCATCTTTGTATACACCATCTTCACAATAAACTGCTTTAGGGAAAAAAGTTACTATATTATTTTGACTCATTTAATTCATCCTTAGCATAAACAAATTCTTTCTTAACTGCTTCTTCTAAAAGAAATTTTTTAACACAGTCAAATTCATCAAAGATTTTTTGCTGATCTTCAAATTCAACCCACCATAAAACATCATCTGTAGTAACTTCGTTAGAATCCAACATAGACTCAGGAACATCTTCTTTTAGAACTACTTCGATCACCATGTGAGTATCTTCACCGTGCTTTTTTTCTGCGTCAAAAGCAAGTTGTAAGATAGGGATATCCGAAACAAGGGTCATTTCTTTTTCAAATAAATAAATTTTAGCATACATTTATTTAGTTGACAAAAACAACTAGTAATGCTACATTATTGTTTAGAGGTTTACAAAAAAAATGAGTTTACAAATTTGTCTTCTGAAAACTGGAGAGAGTATTGTCGCAGATGTTAGAGAAGTAATCGATAAAGAAAAAAATGAGTTTATCGGATATCAAATTTTCGATCCTTTCGTGGTTGACTTAACTGACGTAGGAACAGTGTCAGTTGTAGATGACGAAGTACAACCAAATTTTCATACATCTACGAGAGTTGTTTTTAGACAATGGGCACCATTGTCAGCATCAATGGAATTTCAATTTACAAAAGATTTTGTTGAAGTGATTTATCCTCCATGCCGTGATGTCGAAAACTCATATATTGCTATTTTAGCAGACTATAAAACTAAGAACACAATTACAGCCACAATTGATCCTGAGAAAACAATTGTATCTGGCGAGGGTGGCGTTCCTCTTGACCAACTGGGAGAACCACCTATTGGAGAATTTGGGACACCTGAATTGGTAGGTAGTGAGGATAACTGATGGCAGTAAAATTTGACGACATTAAGCAATTTAATTTAGTAGATATTTTCCAACTTAATTCAGATTCAAAAATCCAAGAATCGATGGTAGATGGAATGACCTACATTATCATCGATAATGCTTTTAAAAATCCAGAACTTTTAGTTGATTATCTGAAAAGTATTCCTGCTGATACATATACTAAAGATACTCATAAAATATATGATAGCGGAGTTAGAACTGCTAAAGACTTAGCAGATGGTGGTAACTTACAAATCAGACCACCTGGACTTCAGCAAAAAATTATGTCTGAAACTCTTGTTGACCTGTCATTTAATTATTATAAATTTTTAGTCGAACAAGATTTTATTCCACCACACGAATACATGTATGAAGATAATTTCTCTCCATACGATGTACAATCGGAATTATCTGGATTCACTTCCAACACTCAATTATATTATCCTGGTATGCTTTCTATAGGTGGGAATAATACTCCCACTGTTGATAGATTTCAATATATGTTTAAAGCATTTTTAAGTGATGATATTGAAAGTGGTGAAATTAACTATTATAAAGTTAAATCTTGTGGTAAATATTGGTCATCAATTACTGAGATCATGAACACAGCAACAATCCAAGAAAAAGAAATAATTTCATCCGATTTAAATAACGCAACTTCAAGTGAGGCAATTTCTCCATTTGTACCAGCAGTTGATGAAAACGTTTTTGAAAAAGTTTTTAGTATTGAATTTAAATATAATAGATTACTTCTGCTTCCAGGGGATTATTTCTATGATATTACATATGATTCAACCAAAGAAACTAACTGTAGATTTAGTTTAGAAACTGGGTATACCGACATGGTTACGCATAGCAAAAATGAAAAAGCAGAAGAAGAATATTATGAGTAATATTTTACTTACTAATCCTATTGCCTCATATAGTAGATCAGAACTTGATCATATCTGCGAACTTAATGCTGATATGGAAATTGAATATGTAACTGTCGAGAAATTAAGTTATTTGAAAATTAAAAATTTCTTAAAAAGACCTCTAGAACTTAGAGATTTTATCTCTCAATTTCCAACCGAAGACAGTTATAGAAGTATGGTGGAAGGAACCTATAAAGAAGATAGAAGTGCTTCCACTGGACTTCAGCAAATGATGGATGATAGATTTGTATCTAAAATAACTGAAAAATTATATAAAATCATGTTTGATCATCGCATGATACACTATCGAAATAGTGCGTTAATGTGGGATTATTACACAAATTTGTTTTATCCTGGTATGAAAATGAATAGAGGTAATAATTATCCTCATATTGACCCATTTTCATTTGCGGCAAATATTTACTTATCTGAAGTAAATGATTGTAAATCTGGTACTAATTTTTTTAAATGTAAGTTTATTGATCCAGAAACAGGAGAGGATGATATTTTTCATAACGTATTTGAATTAAAATCTCCACTTAGAAATAAACATAATTATATTCCTATATTTGAAAAGTATAGGGAAGGTCATACTCAAGATAAAGAAGCTAACGACCATGAGTTATTCTCCACGTTTCAGGGAGATGATTTCTATATCAAATATCACTTTGCTCCTGCTGAATTTAATTCAGTTACTTTATATAAAGGTTGTCATTGGCACAACATCGAGTACGATGCTAGAAGTAAACAACATCGGTATTCACTAGTAGGTGCTGTATGTAATCGTGCAGGAAAAGATAAAATATCTAGACAAATAGCACAAATAAAAACATAAAAAAAGGGGGGTCCTAAGACCTCCCTTTTTTATTATTAGGGTAGATACCCAGTGGGGGCATATCTCCTGAATACATCTTCAACTTTTTTCATTTCAATTACACTAACTTTACTTGAATCTGGTGCCGAAGCAGCTACCTCAAGTCTTAGTGCTTGATATTTCGCCATCATGTCTACAAATGCGACACGAGCCGCCTCGCGGGCGGTCTCGTCTTCAATTAATTCCCATTTCCATACTAGGTTTCTACAAACCTCTTCAAATTCTGCAAGTCCTGGCATTGTTTTCCTCCTATTATGCTTGTGATTCTTTCCAGGTTACACGAGCTGTAATCGTGTAAGGATTTTGTTGTGATACACCAGTTGTATCAACACAGTTTGCGACAACCGTTAGGATGTCTGGACCATTGGGGAACACACCGTCTCCACCAATAATTGAGTTACCGAGAGCACTGAGTTCAGTAAGATCAAAGTCAGAAGTTGCTGTAAGTCTTCTGTTGCCCTCAAGACCACCACCAGGAGCACGGAAGGAAAGAATTTCCTGACCACCTGCGAGTTCATCATTTGGACCATGCTTCAAGAGTTGGCAAAGAGAAGGCGAAGAAGCATTCTCATATGCGTCACTATTCAAGAGACCATTTAGAACCAGAGTAATCTCAGTTTCGTGTGAAGCAAGAATACCCATGGACTGGAGATTAAGTTGCATTCTATTGATAATCTCTCTAGATCCAAGAGAACCTGTAAGTGATGAGTCAACAGATGGAGCGAGTCTGATAGTAATCAGAGGAATGTTTGTAGGAATCAGGTTTTCACCACCCGCAGCAGCACCAACGTTGAATGAAGTTCCGCTAGCGAGAGTTCCAGACAAGTTATATGTATAAGCACGGTCTGAATAACTATATCCCTGATAACTATAACCAGATCCACCCAATTTAGTTACAACGGTATTCAGATATCCACTTGGGAAGAGTTCTTGAGTACCTTCCTTATACAGGATATAAACATAATATGTAGAACCTGAAGTTCTGGAACGTGAATCAACTGGTCTGCCATCAACAAAGAAATTGTTGCCAGCACTAGTGTTGAACATCAGAGTACCATTAGTCAATATACTAGCATCAGAACTAGCAAAAGGTAATCTAATATAATAGTATGATGTTGTCCAATCATTTGGTACACGGAAGATCATAGGACCACTGTTGGTCGATGCTGTCTGAGTAACATCATTAGTAAACTTGAAGATGTCGCCAGATGCCGTGAACAGATATGCTTCGTCATCCTGGAACATACCGTCCATAATGACTGAAGTACCCCAGTGGAACAGAGTTGGTACATATGATGGAGCACCAATGTTCTCAACTTCATAACGTGCGGGAAGGTTACCAGATCTGAAGTAAGATTCTTGTAATTTGTTATTATGAACAAATTCATGAATGTACTTAACATGACCTTCCTGATCTTTAAATCCGAAGCGGATCTTACCAGCACCATACCAAGAGTAATCGATATAGCACATCTGAATCTTCTGAAGATCAACAACATAACCAGACTTACCAGTTCCATCGCAAGGATCAACACTCCAGTTTGCCTGACCAACTTTGACATCAACTGTCTTAGTCAAGCTAACTTGCTCGGCAGAAACTCCTCTATATGATGGTTGTACCGACATTGAAGTATTGGAGTTAATCTTCACAATTTTGTAACTCATTCCGCGAATTACAACCATATCACCAGCATTAAGCTGAGCCTGGAACTGAGTATCAACACCAGTGATAACTCCACTACTCTTAGTTACGTTGACTGTTCCTTGTAACTGTTGTACTGAAGATCTTCTTACACAATTCAAAGTAGCACCATCATGCTCGAAGAAGAATCCGTTCTGGAAGTCAAACATACCTGCTCTTACGAATGAATTATTCCATCCGATAACTGAGAATGATGGGAATCCACCAGACTTAGAAAGGCTTGGTTCATTCTTCAAGAGAATCTTTAATGTATATTCATCGACAATTGTTGAAATTGGGTACTCACCATTAAAGTTAGTGTCATCAGAGTTTGCGATGATAATTGATGTCTTGGTTAAGACATTATGTGGTTTACTTGTCGTGATGTGAGCATATCTTGCTGGTGAAAATACTACGTTATCAACACCAGAAAGAGTTTCATCACAAGCAATTGTGAGAGTAATATCATTACCATCAATTTCCGACACAGTAGTATTGTCAGGAATACCATCGCCAGTAACAAGCATGTCAACAATAATTCCCGTAGCATCAGTAACTGTGATTACAGTACTTCCTAAAGCTCCAGTAGCTGTTGTTGTTACTTGCGATCCTTGTGGAACGTAAGAAAGATCGTTAATCAGAATTTGTGGAATGAAGTTAATCGCAAACGAAGTTTGGATACCTTTACCTGACTGATAACGGAAGTACTTACGAGTCTGACGACAAATCAAACCATCGGGCGAGTGTGAAGTAGCGATTTCCATGCCACCATCAAATGGTCTGTGGAGATAATATCCATCAGGACGTACATAGATGTAAGAAGGAATCAGATATTTCTCACCACTACGATCTACTGTATAAGCAGTATCTACGAGAAGTTCTTCATCATCTTTCAGAGCAGTAATTCTCTTCGTGATAACGGTTCCAGGTGTGGTTGTGTCATCGACAATCTTAAATTCGTCACCAACTTTGAAGAATCTCTTAAATCCAGTTCCATCACCAATTACGATTCTAGAACCATTGGTGACACTTACAGTACCATTACCACCTACAAGACCAGAAAGATTTGAGCTAATAAAAGCATGTGTTCCAGACTGTGTTTGTGTTAAAGAAACAGCAACTCCATTCTGAGCATTTGCTTTACTATCAGCAAGTTTGAAATATTCATCATCGAGAGCGATAATGAAATAATCTTTGTTGTCTGTTAGACCACCAATTGCTGTATTTCCGCGAGCATCATAGAAGACTCTTTGACCAGTGGTAAAGAAGTGATTGTTGATTTGGATATAGTCACTAGTTGTATTAACATCTGTAGTGCCATCAAATGCTTTTTGAGCAGGAGAAAGCTTAAATGGAATTCGTACTTCAAGTTCCTTGTCGCCAATAACAGTTGTGGTTGTATAAGAACCATCAACAGCACCAAAGTCAGCAGTTGTATTTTCAAAGATTTGAGCACCAGATCCTTGTCCAGATCCGAGTGTAACTTCACTAGTGAAGTTAACTGTAGTACCAAGTTGGAATCTATTACCATCAATAGCCTTTACATAATATGCTGTCTGATCAGTAAGACCATCAACCGCAACACCACCTGAATCTACGCTATATGTAGCAACTTCATTATTAGAGAATGAATGCTCAGAAATATAGAAACTATTCTTTGTGGGGTTGGTAATAACTGCATCAAAACTAATATCTGCAGATCCATCTACACCAGCAATACGATATGGTGAAGCACCAGTGCTAGACTTAATTCTAAAACGATTGTCATCAATTCTATCAATGTAAACCTGTGATCCATTACCAATATATGTCATAGAGGTTCCACTTGTCCAATATCTGATACCACTACCAGTTGTAACAACGTCAACTAAATCATTGGTTTGGAATCCGTGATTAGCTTTGTAGAAGGAATCATTTGTCGATGTATTTCTCTTGACTAACATGTAATACATGTTAGTATTACCATCACTATTAACACTATTAAAATATCTATCTACACCACCAGAGTTGAAGTAATAACCGAAGAAGTAACCATCATATTGCCAATAGTTATAATCACTACCATATAATTCAGCATAGCTGGAATTAACACTATTAACATACATGGTGCCCATGTAGTTATAATATGAAGAATATGTGCTAGTTCCCCACATGTAATGTTTGTTGCTGGAGTTAGCATTACCAGACATTTGAACACCATTATGATCATCATTTGAAATGAAATCATAACTACCTTGCCATTGTGTGCCAGTTCCTAATGGTAATGTCTGGACATGATATCCATAAGTTTTTGGAACCCAATTAGCGTTACTGCCAGCAAAATACTGATTATATCTGTTTAAAGTGAAATAGTTATGACCACTGAATCCAGATCTGCTGCAACTAAATGGAACAAGGTGTGTCCACTGTTGTCCACCTAATCCATAGCTAGTGCTATTGTCTCCAGTATTATTAGAGAAATCATATCCAGAATAAGTTCCACCAAAAGTTTGATAATAGGTATACCAGTAAGTATAGGAAGCACCGAATCCCTTGTACTCACGATAAACGTTATAACAGAGACCTAAGCAATGCTTACCAGAATCCCATGTTCCTGAGTTAGAAAGATTAACTTTATTGTTAAGTCTTTGTGATTGATGAAGTTCAATAGTATTAGCATCAATTACATTGACATAATAAACCAACATTCTATTTAATCCACCAATAGGAGTATTTCCTGGAGCTGGATAATACAAGACAGCAGCACTATTGTGGTATCTATGACCAGCAACAGTAATACGATCATTGGTATAATCTACATCTGTTTCTGCGAATCTCTCTGTGTAAGTAGATTCATAATTGTATGGGATATACTCATCATTATCATTAGTATTTGATACAAGAGTTTGCTGAACCACATCAACAAATGGTCTGCCATCGGGAGCTGTTGCCGTTGGATCAGTAACTTGAAGAATTTTGGGTGCGACAGTATTTACAAAATAGAAATTTGTATCGTCCGCAAATCCGTGCTCAGATTGTGTCTTTAGGAAAATTCTAGAAGTAGTAGCATCAACGGTAGGGAAAGATCCACCCATTCCAGCGTGTTGACCACAGTAATAGTATAAATCTGGAGTAGAATTCGTTACATAAATTCTTACATAAGCGCCCGTAGTACCAGCAGTACCATTTTCGTAAACATATGTAGTATATTCAGTTCCACCACCATGAGTACCATCAGCAGTATCGCTTAATTTAAATGGATGCCCAGACATAGAAGAGTCTGAGATATCAAATACATAAATCGCTCTCTTAGAAAGATTATATGTATTTTGCTGTACTCCATCAATATAAAGTTTATTATTTCCACCACCAACTCCACCAGTATCAATAGTTAATGTATTACTGGTGCCTGTGGTAGATAAAACATCACCATCATTAAAGGATCCAACAATATTATCTACAGAAAGTACATTTGAACCAACATGTGAAATTCTTGCTGTTGCTCCACTATCACTAGTGATTGTCTTATCAACAGTAAAACTTGAATCTACCGCTGTCGTTAAAGTAAGATCTGATACAACTCTTACCGTAACAGGAACATTGAAGAAGTCAGCTGTAATACCCTCAGCTTCATCTACCGCAATTTGAGAACCTTCGTAAAACTGACCAGGAATAATAGACGTATAAACACCGCTTACATCTTCACTGGCAGGTTGATTTGCTCTTCCTTTATATGTAAAGGTAGTTGATGTTGGAATAGACTGTACCAGATAAGCACCCTCAGCACTTGCGCTAGAAAGACCCTGTACAGTAATTGGCGTTCCTACCAAAAGACCGTGATCAAATCCACACACAACTTCAATAAGATCACTCCCAGCAGTAGTGTTTACTTCTTCAATGAAAGCAATTGAAGTGTCGGAAGTACTAGAGTAGAACGAAGGAACATTATTAATTAATTGAATAGTTTCCCATTTTGAAGCCTGGGGACCATATTCAAAGTCAGTATCAATAAGGTTCTGTGGTGTAGAAACTCTGAACTTGGAAACTGGGTCAACAAATGTTTCACTAGGTTCAAATTTTACAGTATCTCCCTCAAAGAAAATCTGCAGTGAATCTGAAGCAGACATCAAACCACAATTTTTTGCTAAGACAATTGTTGTCTTCTCTGTGGTGCTATCAAAACTATAAGAAGTTAATCCTAAAGTACTGTCCGCAAAGTTATAGAGGAGCTCATTGTCCTCCATGTTTGTGATAAGAAGGAGTCTCTTCCTATCAATATTACCATCAAGGATAATTTTATCCTCTGCTGGTACAAACTCATATTTTTGAAGTAAGCGTTTTGCCATTTTTTGCTATTCCTTATAAAAAATTGACTGGTAATATTTCAGCAGATATGGGTTCAAAGACCCATGCCAACGGATAAGGCAACGGCTAGCGATTTGTGCGCTAGTTCAAAACCTCCAGGTTGGTTGCCGTCATGGACAATCGCTGTTCTCTTATCAGTATCTACAGTGATTTCACCTTCAGCACCAGTAAATGTTTGATGTTGAGCTGTGGTTCCCCTGCGAAACTGTACTTGAGTAGTCATTGTTAGCTATCTGGTGTTTTTCTTCTTTTATTTATAAGAATACTTATATTATCGTGCCGAAAATTCTTATGGGGCTAAACAACCTGAGTACATTAACCGAAGATCCAGTAACTTTAAATCTAGCAGTTCCTGGTTGTGTGATTCTAGTAACACTACCTGGATTACTTCCATTGAACGTAAAGAGGTTTGTGGAGATAATTTCTCCTTGTGCTCCAACGGAAGTTTCATCATAATCAACTGCTCTAGCAATAGTTGCGCTATTGAGACCGAAGAGAGAACCAGATCCAGTGTAATGATCTGTCTGTCTTTCGATTGCTTGACCATCTGTGCTAACATATGCGAATACATTGGCAGAGCGAGTAAGTTTGATATCAGATGCACCACCAGAAATTGTGGCAGATCCTTCATTATCAACGATTGCTTTAGTAAAGCTTTCGTTAGCAGTTCCACTTGGAGTGAAGAGTACTGTGCTCTCCGAAGTAATTGTTCTAGATTCTGCTGCCCCACCGAATGTTGTGAGATCTCCAGATCCAATATAAGAAAGTGTGACAACAGGAATAAGATCTTCACTGAAGACATTGATGGATTCAGAACCTTCAAATCCTCTGGTTCTGGTGACAACACCACGACCATCGATATCATAAAGAACTGTATTTTCTGGAGCAGCATTGGAGAATACTTCAGTAGCACCACCAACAGAGAAGAGCGATCCTTCACCATCATAAATTCTGGAATATGCTTCCTCACCATTACCATAAACGAAGGTGGAACCACCATTATCAACAATAATTGCTGCTCTACTTTCAGCAGCAGATCCAGAAATTGCGAACAATCCTGTATCAAGATCAGGTGACGCTGCTGTGACTTCAGAAGCACCACCGACAGAGAACAGAGATCCAGAACCAATAAAGTCTCTAGATCTCTCAATTGTTGCGTTGCCAACAAAGGCGAAGAGACCTGTAGATTCTTCTGCTACGCCGACAGATTCAGAGAGACCACCAACAGAGAAGAGTGATCCGCTGCCAATATAAGGTCTTGCGAATGCCTCGTCTGCGATATCAGTAATTGTAATATTGCCTTCAGCAACAGCAGATCTCGTTCTGGAATCTGATGCTGTACCTGATGGCACAAACAGAACTGTACTTTCTGCTTCAGTAACAGAAACTGCTTCGGCGGAACCACCAGCACTGAAGAGTGAACCTTCGCCAGCATAAACATCGGTCTGACTCTCGGAAAGATTTCCACTGAGTGATACAGAACCTTCGGCAATATGGGAAAGACTGATAACAGGTACAGCAGTACCAGAAGGTACAAATAGAACTGTGCTTGTAGGAGCATCAATTGTTCTAGATTCTGCTGCTCCACCGAAACTGGAGAGTGTTCCAGATCCAATATGCAACAGGGAGAACAGAACAACTGGAGTGCCACTTGCTCTGAACAGAACAGTATCAGTTGTTGGGTTGAATCCACGAGTCTCGGTAGATCCACCAAGTGCGAATAGAGAACCGCTGCCATCATACTTAAGACCAATCTTAAGACCTGTAGTACCAGAAATTCTTGCGCTTTCACCTTCGGGATTGGTGAAGATATTAAATCTAAGTTGTAATCCTGGAGTACCAGACAGTCTAGGAGATCCATCTGGACGTGATGTCCAAGCAGGATTCCACTTAGAAGGCGAAGATCCATAAGCATTAAACAGAACTGTATCTGTTTCTGGGTTGTAAGCAGCTACCTCTGTACCACTATTGAATGTGAAGAGTGAACCAGAAGTTCCTGGATCTCTATCATCACCATAATATCCATAAACATTAATCTTGCGATTGTCGGATACACCCTGAACAAATGCGGATCCACCGATCTTACCATATACGGAGTTAACATAACGAGGTGATGGACGATATCTACGCCATTCATCACCCTCATCATGGGTGTAAACTTTAAGCGTTCCGCCTCTAGAGACGTAGTTGACGAGAATATCATCAACGTCACCAAATCCTTTGACGTTAATTCCACCAACACCTCTCCACCATGGGCGGAATCTAATAGCAGCATTAGGAGCGAGAGGAGTCTCTTCCTTAATCTTAATGTTGCCAGTGCCGACCCAATTCTCAACATGTCTCTCAACTGCGCCACCACGCATCTTGAGAAGGAAGGTTTCTTCAGGTGTCTGCCAAGAGGCAGCCTCAGCAGCACCACCAGGAGTAAAGAGAGATCCGCTACCGACATGAGAGTTGATCTCTTTCTTGACGGCAGCACCAGTAATTCCAAACAGTCTTCCGAATGGATTTTCATCACCAGGAACTGTAATGACAAGACCACGATCAGTATTTGGTGGCAGATAATCAGATGCCACAGATCCATTATCAACAGAAGAACTTACTGGATCTGTAATTGATCCATATTCTTCGGATGAAGATCCATCAACAATAGATGAAGTATTGTAATGGAATGTTGCTCTTTCAATTCTGTCGCCAATGTGGAAGAGTGAACCTTCTCCTGTATAGAGACCTTTGCCGAAGCTCTCTGCGAGAGATCCAGTGAAGTTGAATAGGATGGTATTCTCATCATCACCAGAAGTGACTTTTTCAACTGCTCCGCCACTGATACTGATTTCAAATCTTTCGGCAGGAGGAATAGAAGATTTCTTCTCAGTACATTCTCCACTGAATCTAAACAGACCAGTAACAGGTTGCCTGGTCTGAGTAATTAATACCTGACCATTATCAATTTCTCCACCTGGAGTGGTGGATGTAACACTACCAAGATCACTAGTTGTAGTTGGATTATTGGCAATAGATCCATAATCAGAACCAATTTCAAACTCAACAACAGAATCGCTAGAATATCTGTATACTTTCTTCTCAATCTTATCGCCAATATGGAAGAGTGATCCAGAACCAACGAAATCTCTTGCTCTTGGAGTTTCAGCAGAACCAGAGATAATATGCGCTTCATCAGGAACACCTCTCCAATGAGGCATGAATCTAAAGTCAGTAGCAGCACTCTGACCTTTGTAGAATCTGATAAATCCGTTCCTTGCGTTGTAAGGACCACGGATGAACTGACCTGCAGCAGATCCAGTAAACGAGAAGAGTCCTGTAAGAGGATACTCAATATCAGTAATTACAATTTGACCATTATCAAATTCACCTTCAGTTACTACATTAGTAACTGAACCATAATCGACATTTGTTGTTGACGAAGAACTGACGAATCCATAATCACCACCAACAGTAAAGTCTGCTACTGAAGATTCGTTATAATCGTATGCTACTCTTTCGAGCTTATCACCGATACTGAAGAGTGATCCTGAACCAATGTAAGGTCTGACTCTTGCATAAGTATTAAATTCACCATCGGGAGCATTTCTAATTGTTGGAGTCCCGAGAAGATGGCGAGACCTCCAGTGAGGCATGAATCTAAAGTCAGCAGGATCCTGCTGCTCATTGAAGATTCTAATTGCGGGACTCTTTCTATTCCAAGCAAATGTTGGGAAGAACTCTTCAGTAGCAGAACCACTAATTTCAAATAATCCAAATGGATTCTCTTCTCCAGGAAGAGTGATTACATCACCATAATCTTGTGTAGGTGGTTCATACGCAGAAGATACTGAACCATAATCATCTGTTTGTGTGGTGGCACTCGATATGAGACCAGAGTCAACTGACTGCTCAATGCTAACGATTGAAGAAGGATTATAACTATATACTTTCTTCTCAACCCTATCTCCAATATGGAATAGCGATCCTTCTCCAGTAAATACTTTGATAATGACATCGGCATCACCACCAGAAGTTCTGAAGAGAACTGTGGATTCACCAGCACCAGAAGTAAACTTCTCAGTTGCTCCACCAGTAATATTAATTTCGGCAGTAGATCCGAGATATGCTTTTGGATTAGCATGTGCCCTATCACCACCAGTGAGTTTGAACAATCCACCATATGGATATGTAATGGATGTAATTAATACCTGCCCATAACTTACCTCACCATTTGTGGTAGGTTGAGTAAGTAACCCAAGATCTTCATTACCAGAACTAGATGTTGTTACCGAACCATAATCAATATCATTACCAAGATATACAATAGATTCTAAATTATAATCGAATGTAATACTTTCTTCTTTTTCTCCAGAAGAGAAAATCGAACCAGCGGTAACAGCAGCACCGATTGGTTCTGGTGGGACATTTGCTGTAGACTCAGCAGCAGTACCACCAAACTTGAGGAATTCACCTTGACTGGTTTGATTTTGGGTAAGACCATAATTATAAACCTGAAGTGCTGGTTCAGTAAATTGAACGGTAGCACGACCACCAGCAGAAGTGAGTTGTCCACTGCCAGTATATGATCTTGGAAATGGTGTTACTGCCTGACCAGTAATATCAACATTACCAAACTTGAATAATCCTGGATTTAATTGACCATAATTCAGGATTCCATTTGTGAATGGAGTAGTTACAGTTCCATAATCTTCATTGGTTCCAGCAGACTGATCAACAGTTCCTTGATCAACCGAACCAATTGTTCCATATACTTGACCTGAACCTTCAGTATTTTCTAATAACTTAACATATTCAATACCCCATTCATCAAACCCAGTACCACTATGTTTTTCTTGGTGGAATTTTAATATTACATTACTAGTTTTTGCTGCTGCTGGAATATCAACTGTTACGAGACCAAAAGTACTTCCAGTGAATCTTTCGTCTTCAGCATCAAGAACAGTAATTTGAGTATATGTGGTTCCGCCATCAATACTGTAAGAGATCTCAAGATCTTCATCGGCATCACAATTCTCTCCGCCATTATTACTAGTGCCCGCAATCGCGGTCAATTCAAACTGATTATAATTTGTTAGGTCAAGTTGACCCAAGGTAAGTATTCTTGGGTCATCACCATAAGTATTACTTACACTTTGAGCAGTAAACTTCCAATATGTTGTTGTACTGGAATTAAATCCATTAGTCGAACTTGTGCCAGATCCAGATGCTACAGCATGGATGTTACTTCCAGTATATTCTGAAGTTCCATTCCAAGGAGCCAGTACAATTTCTGGTGCTGGAGCACTAACATTATATACGAATACTGCCTTTTCGTCCTTCTGACCGATCTCAAATAAAGATCCAGATCCGATATATGATGCTCTTGAGAATGCGTCTGGATTGACACTATTATATACTCTGAAGAGACTTGGTATCCTTCCATAACGAAGGTTATTTACAATATAAATTTGTGGCGTTGGCTCATTAAACTGCTCGGATAACTGACCAGAAATGGTCGCAGATCCTGAACCTTGATACGCCTTAATTCTTACATCGGTGGTATTACCACCAGCAAATGTGAATAATCCATATGGTAATCCATCACCAATTAAGATGTCGCCATGATCTGTTTCTCCTTCATCAACAACATCTGTCGTTTGTCCATAATCAACAGAAGAACCTATGGCACCTGTGACTAATCCAAAGTCAACATCGGCACCATAGGTCTTGACGGATTCCTCCGTGAATTTAAATGTTGCGCTATCTTCGGCAGCGCCAGAAACTCGCAGAGGTCCAGAACCGCCAATATATGGCGCAGCAACTCGTTCTAAACCATTAGAAAGTTCAAATAATGTTCCAGATCCAACCCAAGCTCGTTTCCTTACAGAAATCGACTTAGTATAAAGTCTTATAGGTTCTGGTTTTGCTACAAATACTACTGTGGCAGCAGGTGCTACCTCACTACCAATCTTGATAATTCCGAATGGATATGTTGTTTCAGTAAAGTTGATTTCATCATAATCTTGTTCTACGAAATCATTTACTAAAACATCACCAGTTACAATATAATCTCCACTAACTACTAAATCATAGGCAGTATCACCATTATCTACCGTAGACGATACTGGATCAGCAATTGACCCTAAGTCTGTCGATACATAATAGTTTACTTCTGATGAATTGTAGTTAAATGTATTCATCCGTGCTCCGTACCATTAAAAGGGGGGACTTATAATCCCCCCGCAAAAAACAATAACGAATAAGATGTATAGTATATATCAGTCGAGGCTGACGTTCAGAGTGATCTTGATTTGGTCACCATTGTTCTGAATGGGGTATGGACCATTGGTGAATCTTTCAGCGAACATGATGCTGCTGTAGAGAGTCAGGTCACCTGTACCCATCAAGGCAGGAGTGGTGTGGAAAGTGTTAGCATCAGGTACATCGAAGATGGTGTATGTTGCCGCGACAGTACCAGTGTTGCTGGTTCCCTGAGCAATATAAATTACATCACCAGCTACCAGACCATGAGAAGTAGCAGTAACTTTGCTGAACTCAAGAGTGATGGAAGAGTCAGTAGCAACCTGAATGTTGTCGATCAGAGCGTTATTAAGATAGAGAACTCTCTGAAGACGATCAATACCAATAATTACTGTGTTGGAGGCAACACCGTTATTGCCAGTAACTTTCATGCCGACAGTAATGTCATCCATGATTCCAGCAACAGCAGGCAGAGTAATCGTTGACTGATTAACAATACCCGAGCAAGGATCAGTATTATCACCTTTGGTGAGCGTAGTTGAAGCAGAAGCAGCAGCGGCATCAACAACACCTTGAATGCTCAGGGGCATGTTGTTAGCACGAGCCAGGTAGTAACCATAAACGTTACCAGCAGCTTGTGAGAAGGTGAATGTCTGCTCAGGATATGTAGCAGTCGTAACACCACCAGAGAAGTTGATTGTGCCAGAAACAGCACCAGAGTTAGCAACAGTCAGAACGATGGTTGAACCAGAAACTCTTGATACCTTACATCCAGCGCCGATGCCAGTACCAGAAACGAGGTTACCAACACTAACAGTTCCAGTTGTGCCAGAAAGAGTAATTGTGAATTCTCCAGAAGCACCAGTACCTGTGCCAGAAGCAACAGGGTCACCAGCAGTAGAGATTGCCCAGCGGTTACCGTTCAGAAGAATACCATAGTTATTTGTGTAATCCTGATCAGCACGATTATTTACAACAGAAGGATAGTTTGTGTCAACTGAGTTACCATACTCATTGGTGTTACCATCACGATATGGCTCATAATAAGCGGTTGCCGAAGGAACGTCACCTTCAGCTGGATCAGTGTTTGAAGTGAAGAGCTTCAGAACTAAATTTCTAGGGATTTGGTGAGTAGCATTCAGCAAATAGCGAAGTGACTCTACCTCACCAATATTTGGTACTAAAAGTGCCATTTAACGTGTTCCTCCGAGGAAAGTTTGATGTTTATCTGTTTATATTTATAATTTTACTTTCAAAGCGATAGCAAAATTACTGATCGATACTGTAGTATTTATAACTTCATATTGTATGATGTCTCCAGCAGTTAATTGCTTCGACCACCCATTTAATACAATATCAGTATTTTTTACTTCAGCGTTTAATTGTGGTGTATTACCACCACAAATAGAAACTGTATTTGGAAAATCTGAGAAAGCGCATTTTTTGATATCAACTTCTAATGTACCAACAGCATCAGCGACAATAACCCATGACTGAATCTCTCCAGTAACATCGATTGTTAGGTAACCTTTATTACCCGTTGTCATTGGACGTGATCCATTATCTACAACATAGTTAATAGATCTAGTTAAGTCGGCAGTATTAGCAAGAGCAATGCCGAAAAATGGTGTAGTGGTACTTGCTGGAGCAGTAGCAAATGTGATCTGATCGCCAGATACTGTATAACCTACTCCAGGTTGAAGAATAGTATTATCAAGTGAAATAATCAACTGTTGGTCATTTAAAGCAGCATATGGTTCTCCAGCTACTGCTAGTTGAAATACTGTCTGCGCTCCATCAAATTGGGATGAAAAATCATCCAGAATTAAATTCTGGTACTGAACACCCTTTGATGGTGCCTCATAATTTAAACCAATGCTATAGTCAACAGGAGTTCCCTGAGTAACTGTAAAATTCGTAGTATTGACTTCGTAATTTGCCACTATACTGTCACTCCTGGTGTTACTGTTGCGATACCTTCAATAAATCTTGTCTTAACATCATTTGCTGATGTTAGAACAATATCATAAACATATCTTCTTGCCTTAAGGGCAGTAGTGACAGAATCTGATAAATCAATTCTAATTATACCTTTACTTCTGTCCACAAAAGTAACCGCAAAATTTGTTGGGGTACTTGATGTATAATAACTAGTTTTCAACTTAGCGGCAGCAGTGAAACCTAAAAGGTTTACTGGAGCGCCATCTGAGTTTTTGATAGTAAAGGTCGCTGAAAAATCAGTCCCTTGTTCTATCACTAGATTAATTGTAATTGCGGACATGTACAAAAAAAGACCTTCCTTGTTATTTATAAGGAAGGTCTATATTTATATTATTCTGCTTCTGTAACAACTTCTGGAGTGACCTCTGGAGTTTCCCCTTCAGCGGGATCCAGAAGATCTAGTGCCTCTAGAGCACCTTTCAGTTTCAGAGCATGTTCTTTCTTAGCTTCGACTTGTGCCTGGAGATTCTTGATCTCATCAATGGCAGCATTAAATTGAGTTGTAAAGTTCTCACGAAGAGTTGCGGGTTCCATGGTATTCCTCAGTTCAGGATAATTATACTACGATTTATTTAGCGTGTCAAGAAGACTTAAATACCATCTGCCTGACAGATCCACCATGTTGGTCTCCCTGGAATCTAACTCGCCAATAACGCGCCACAATATTAATCCCAATATTAATTGTTAAATCTTTATTTGTAGTATTATTTCTACTGATTGCTATTTGCCAGTTCGTACCGTCATGGGAATGTTCTAAAAGTAATGGAAGACTTCCAGATCCAGGGAAACAATTACTACCAGTGCTACCATCACCATCAGGTCTGGTTATAACAACTTGCCTTATATTTACATTCTCGCCAAAATCCTTTCCGATATGAGCACCAGTAGAAGGATCTAATCTTGCTGAAACTGTATAATCGCCAGTGGTAGTTCCATCAAAAGCAGCAGATAATCCACCATCCTGTGTCATATTACCAATAGGAGTTCCTTTAGTTCTAAGTTCTTCGTCTGTAAGACCTGCTGGTGCGTCTACGTTAGTAGAGGGGAAACTACTTCCAGAATACCAAACAATTCTAACACACCCACATTGTCCAATATTAGCCAATCCAGGAGCACTGCTGCCATGACCAGATCCACCACCACCATACTTTCCGAACTGAGTACCACCACTTTTACCATAAAGAGTTGAAGTTCCACCAGAACCAGGATCGTTAATAGCCCCAGTAGTACCTTTTCCAAAAACACCTACACCACAAGTGACAGCCCATCCTGCCGCTCCACCAGCTGCGCCACTATTAGCAGCACCAGCTGTCGCACCAATATCATAATTATTTCCACCTGCTTCCCAACGTCCACCATGACCACCATCTCCAGAATATCCTCCAGCACCACCTCCAAAAGCCCAATATGATTGTGTGCCACCATTATCTCCACCATCTCCACCAGATCCACCGCCATCACCAATATTTGAACTACTATTTCCTCCAGCACCACCATTACCACCACTGGCACCCGAACCACCAACAGCTTTACAATAGACAGTTCCACCTAAAGCAAATTGAGAATCTCCTCCATTACTAGCGGTAGATCCAGCGTTTGGGTTATATCCAGCTGGAAAGTTATATCCAGTCTCTGTTGAAATAGCAGATCCCCTAGCACCAACAGTTACAGTATAAGTGTTTGAAGAAGATACTGAAATATTATTTTTATATGATAGTGATCCACCACCACCTCCACTAGTTCCTATAACACTATTTGGATAGTGAGCACAACCACCACCACCGCCAACAGCAACTACATTAACTGAAGTTACACCAGCTGGAGGAACAAAATCATATGTTCCTGGTTCAGTAAACATCATTTCAAAAACATCACTGCCACCTCCGCTAGAAGATCCGCCATATCCGAGTAAAAGTTGTTGCATCATGTCTGAGTACCTCCTTAGCTTAACTGAGTACCAGAAATTACAAACTCATTTGACGCAGTACATACGATTGTACATATTCCTTTTGCTGCTAATGTTCTATTACCAGTTGTACCATCTGCAGCATTATATAAAGTAACACCCGTACCTTGTGCAATAGTATTATCACCAGTGGAAACATTGAAGATTGAAATCATATCTCCAGCAGAGTACACGTTCTGTGGAACAGTAAGAGTAGCACCGAGAGTTGATTCTCTAACAATTTTCCCAGCATCACCAATTTCTAACGTGTAAGTAGCAGCATTATGAACATGAACACCAAGTCTTCTCAGTGGACCGATTGAGTCACTGATGGTTCCAGCAAGTGTAAGATTGCCGTTACCAAAAGCTTGTAATGCAACGTTTGTGCCACTACCAGTTGTATTAAGAATTTGGAAGCAGTCTGTCGCATATCTATCAGTGTAGATATTCAATGAACCATTATTACCACCAACTGCTACACCATTATTTCCTGTGGAGTTTGAAGCTTGTCCAAAGGTGGCAGCTCCAGTTCCTGGAATAACAACATTCCATGTAGTATCAGCAGCATCTCGGACAAGAAATCCATCTGTAGCAGTAGTACTCTTGACGATAATATTACTAGATGAATACAATTCATCATTTACCTGAAGTCCAATATTAGTTTCCCAACGTCCACTGGTATTATTATAAGTAATCGTCTTGTCTGTCGTAGCTTTCAGTGTGATTCCACCACCGTCTGCTCCAGCGTCTGTTGGAGAAGCACTAGTAACACCAAGTTCAATGTTCTTATCTTCTACAAGTAAGTTGGTGACATCAATGCTGGTCGTGGTTCCAGAAACATCAAGGTTACCTACAACGTAGAGATCTTTATAGATTAAAATCTTCTCATCAGAATCAGTTGTAGTAAATCTAATATAATCATTAGAACCTTCTTTAACCACTAATGAATTGACTAAGTTATCTTTGATAAGAAGATTGGTGCCTGAGTTAGAAAGATCGAGGTTTTCTTTAACCTTCAATGTATTATTGATGATAGTCTCACCAGTTCCAGCAGCAGCACCGATTCTTACGTCACTATTAGCAATCAGCAAATCAAATGTATTTGATGATGAAAGAAGTTCTCCGCCATTAACGTTGAGGTCGCCGTCAAGAACAGTATCATCAGATCTGATATTAAAGTTGCTATTTACACCAGTAGTCCCAAAGGTACTGAGACCCATGACGACATTACTAGCAGCACCAAATGCGTTTACTGTAGTGGCAATTGTATTGAATACTTCTAATGTCGGTCTTGATGTTTTGATCAAACCACTTCTAATTACAAATTCGCCTGTAGCATCATCAGCACCGAATCTCATATAAGTGGCATCACCAAATGTTTCTACAGTTGTAGCATAGTCATCAAACAAATCAACTGTAGTTTGAGTGTTAGGAACTCTAATATCACCAGAGTCTACCTGAAGGTATCCAATAAACTGAGAGTTTTCATCGACCGTTAGAGTATCGATACTAGCAGTGCCATCAATCCAAAGATTATTCCACTGTTGTGATACACTTCCTAAATTATAGTTTGCTGTTGTATCTGGAATAATGCTTGACTGCATGTCAGCATTAAATACAATATTATCAGTATTAAGATCACCGAATGTCAGTGTACCACCACTACCAACTCCTGCTCTAAATGTAATATCTCCGTCTACTTCTAAATTACCAGTAATGGCAAGACTGGTAGTTAGTCCTAATTTATTTGCGTCAACCTTATAAAATCCTTGACCAGAATCCCAAAATAAACTTGGTGATGCTAGAGTGCCATCATCCATTCCAATGGTCTGATTAGCTAAATCAACATCACCATTGATTACTTCATTGATCGCAGTAACAACGACATTTGTCGGAGTCAAAAGTAATGAAGCATCACCAACATCAGTACCGATGAGGTTAATCATCTGGCGCTGTTGTTCAAAAGTAAAACTGACTAAGACTTCTCTAATTGCCATTGGTAATTTGCTTTAATAATTGCTTGATTTCATCAAGTTCTTGCCTCAAAGTATTTATCTCATTCACCATACCATCTCTATTTGCTTTTGCTTTCATATATCGTTCATACTCAGAACGATTAGAGTTGATCACAGCACCACTTTGAGAATCGCGATATAAGTTGCTGTGACCTTCTACTTTAATCTTATCCATTATGAGTGGGCAATAACTCTCAGATCTTCTACTCTTGGAGCAAGTGCTGGATCGCTACCAACGAACACAATCTTAATAGCAAATGATGAGAATGGTTTCAAGTTATTTGCTGTGTAAGCGTATTCAAGATAAGAATTCAGATCCTCGACAGATGGAGCAAGTGTCTTTTCACTCTTAGGAATAATATTGGAATTATTATCCGAAAGTCCTGTTCCGTTGAAATATTCCCAAGAAATATTATCAAAGTTCTCGGAACTTCCATCAGGTCTGATTTTATACATGACTTTCATGTTATTATTGCTAAACAAGTTAGCAGTAATCTTACAGTCAAGTGCGGTTCCAGGAGTTTCAAGAGTAACTTCTTTTGTAAGATATTTAGAAGCGGCAGATCCATTGAATGATTCTTCATCAACAAATAAGAATCCACCAGAACTTTCCGAAGCAGTGATAGTTCTTTGAGTCACAGGAGATGTTCCTGAGTTGCTATCATCAATGATATCACCAGCAACAAATAAATCCACGGTAGTCATCTTAACTTTAAGTGATCCTGTGCCAGAATCCCAACCGATTACAATACCAGATTTAGTAGTGATTGTTGAAAGAGTAGCGGAAACACCACCTTGACTAATAGTATTAGCAGCAATAAAATCACCAACAACATCAATCAATACTAATCTGCTGTTAATAAGGTCCACAGAAACAATCTGTCCAGAAGCACCATTAGTTTGTGTAAGTCTGCTGGCACTGTCCACAGTAGGTGTGAAATCACCACCACCTGGATTTGTATATGTAATAACAGTAGTGGATACTACATCAGGACTAATAGTGCTAACAGTATAATCTGAAGATGTTGGTACGCTCAATGTTTGTGAGACAGTACCGAATCTATCTTCATTTCCTGTTGGATTATCCATTCTGGAACCAATAGTGATAAGATTACATCTATTAACATCCAGGACAGGTGATACATTATCTTTTTCTGTTTGGAAAGAGATATTGTAAGTAGCAGAACTTCCGCCATTCAATAGTGTAGATTGTGCTCTATACACCTCGTTAATAGGAGAAGCAATTACTCTAGATTCCTCGAAGAAATAGTTATCATTTGGTGTAATGTTAACTGTAGGTGCTAGAGAATATTCATTGGTTACAGTAGAATCAACTGGTTTACCGAATGCTGTTTTAATGGACTGCGAAATAGTAGATGATGGGAATGAGAGAATAGAAATCTGTGGTGAGACAACTTGATACAACTTGTTAGTTGTTGCTCTAACTGCTGTTCCACCACCAGATCCACTTCCTGTCATAGCAACGTTAGCAGTGTTCCACAACGTGGAATCAATCTGAATACAATAATCATCAATACCAACATTACTTACGGAATGAAGTCCATTAATAAGAGTAGATGGAACACCAAAAATAGCATTTGTTGATCCAGCACCAATGACGTTATCTAAGATGACAACATCACCTTCCTTCATGCCATGATTAGGATGATTAACACGAAGAATCTTTTGATTAGAACCAAATAAAGCTGATGTGCCTAATGTATCATCAACAAAAATTGGGTTACTGGGAAGTTCTACATACTCTAAATCGTCATTCACAAGTTCAATTGTTGCAGTTGTAGAAGTAGAGAATACGCATCTGTTAACCTCGAACTTCAGATCCTCAATCGTATCCTCAGTCCATGCTGCTGAATTTTGTGACTTATAGATAGATCCTACATTAGGTTGATTTGCTGCTACGACTACACTATTAAGAATTTGATCACCAACTAAAGAACTATAAAGTGTGTAATCCTTGGAGGACGTAGTAACTACAATCGCATATGTAGCATCATTTTGTAAGTATACTGGAGATGGAAAATTAAATCTTGTTTTAATCGTAGCATCGGCAGAAGTTGAAATACCCATCCTAACAGCAGGATTAGTAATTTTAAATACAGCTTCAGCAGATGCTAATCCATCTCCGCCACCAATAATGATAGTTGGTGCTGTATAATAACCATTTCCTTTGTTGGTTACATCAATTTCAAAGATTTTGCCATTATAAATTTTAGGTGAGGCAGTTGCTGAAGTTCCAAAGATTCCACCCGTATCACCATTGATATTGATAGTAGTAGTCAGATCATCATATCCAGAACCAAAGGAAGTAACGCGAATTTTTTCAACTACACCAGAATCTTCATCAATATTAAAGGTAGTTGCTGTAATAGATGGAGATCTATTAACAAAGAACTCTTCCCCAGCGACAAATTCAATACCATTATGATTGGTGAGAATCAGATTATATCTTGTATTTGCTGAGGTTACAGTTAGATTAGACTTGATGGTTCCAATAGCACCTGAGGTTTTGCCAGTAATAGTTTCACCAGCAAGAAGAGTAATACCAGTTGGTACATCTGTGCTAATCTTAATTCTAAGATTAGTATCAGAATTCATTGTTACTTCACTGAAAGGAAGAACCTTTCTTGTGGGAATACCACCATTAGTCTCGGTCAGATAAACTGTAACTGGTCTATCTGTATCTTCTCCTGTAGGAATTGACTTATTAGCAAAGTATAAGTCAACACTTGACATAAACATACCTTCATCAAATCCACTAACTTTAAATGTCTGAGCAAGTGGATCTAAAAGACCTGTCTGATTAATATTGACAAGTGAGCTACCAGCATACTGAACTGTGTCGGAGTTTGAGACAGATCTTCTGCTAAGATAAGGAACTCTTGTAGATTGAATTGTTGTAGCGAATGTTTCTGGAAGACCACTTACAGTGTATGCTGCCTCAGCAAATGTAGAGACATTTTCACTGTTTCCGCTATTAGAAGAACTTGATGTCAATCTAAATGATTTATTTCCGACAATGAATGATCTTCTTGTACTTCCAGTATCATAGAAAGATCCAGGGGTGGAAGTTAAATCAATAGTTTTCTTACCCTTGATTGGTGCGTAACCATTGGGAACTAAGAAAATTCCACTTACATTGCCGTTATTATCTGTGATGATTGATTCACCGAATCCTTTCTCGGCATATCCAGCAATTCCTGTAAATGGTGATGTGATATTAGTCACATCATCTGGGTTAATCCATGATGAAACATCAATACCTTCAAAGAAAGCATATAGTCTAGTATTTGGTTCGAGTCCTTCAGCAACAAATTCAATTTGCTTACTTCTGATATAAGGATTGTATGGAACTGAAAGTACTTTCTGTCCTCTGTCAATTGTAGAAGACCCATATGGAGAAAGTCTATTTTGAGTACCATTTCTTGATCTAGATCTAGTCTTACCAGAAATAACCAGATCAGGATTTGAAGCAAATTGATTAGATGCTCCCACAAAATTAGTGGAGTTATTTAGCGCATATGATGGACAACCACACCAAGAAATTTGCCATTCATTCCAGAGACTACCCCAAAGATTATCATTATGATTTTTGATATTGTCAAAGACAGCATTTTCATTGACAATCAATTCTGGTGTGGTGTAAGTATCCTTCCATTCATCAATGTTAGGCGTTAAAGTTACAATACCAGAATATTTTGCTGACTTATCTGGGTTGATAGAAATAGTCTTTGTAGCATAAGGATTGCTAACCGTTGATTGTTGTGTGAATGGAAGAGTTGCGAGATCACCCTTTCTCGAATATCCACTAGCAGTTCTCTGTGGATCATTGATATTAGACTCTCTAAGTTTTGTTTGAGACGAAATAAAACTTGGTCTCAAAACACCAGTTTGAGTATCAATAGCACACTTATAATCAGTAGAGATAGTATTACCTACTCCATGACCCTCAAAGTTATCTACAAGAATGCCATTCTTGAATCTATCATTACCAAACTCATCTTTCACTTGACTATTAAATGTATCTTGCTCAAGAAGACTTAAGACAGTGTAGTATTCTAACTTTTCAATTCTTTTCTCAAGTTTACCAATATCGCGCATTGTATAGCGACGATTATCAAATGACTTAGATGTAATATCCTCAAGAGAATAAGTATAAGCAGGAATATTGATATGATAAAGCAAGATACCGTCAGACAACTCTTCTGGGGTCTGTGGGTTTAGTGATGGGGTTCCCTTGGCAACAGCAAATTTTCCAGATTTAGTAATATAAATCGAATCGATTCTATTCAAATAATACTCATATCCAGACTCAAAAGCAGTACCTGGCAATGCTAAGGTAGATGCTGATGAACCATTTCCAGTGAACTTCAGAGAATTTACAGTAACTTTATCACTGTAACCAGGGAGAACAGTTTCAGTGTCAAGACCAGTATAGTCAGAAACTCTTGGTCTAAAATCAACTACATCTCTCAATGAAACAGTTCCATATACACTTGATTCAAATGATGGAATATCCGTATAATTGATGTTAGTGTAGGAGTCAACTGTAAAGTAGTCACCTGTGTTTACACCACCAACATGCTTGAAATAATCAAATACTACAAGAAGTTTATTTGTAGGAACAATTTCTCCTGGTTTCAGATTAAGTCTTGCGAGATCATAGTGGGTATCTCTCTGTCCACCATCGAATGTAAAACGATCGGTAACCTCAACATCATTTCTAGTAGCATCAGCAGCAGTAGCTGACATGTAAACTGCTTTGAGTTTATATCCATCAGCATACTCAAGAGGAATTGAAGGATCTCCAAATCCAGTTCCGACATTATATTCTTGATCTTCTACAAGAACTTTAGTTTTTGGTACGGTATCTACCTTTCTAACAGGAGCAATTAACTTGTATGGAATATTAGCAAATGTTGCCCCTAAATCGATAGTAATAGATCCAGAACTTGCTCCAACTGTGACAGCACCAGAAAGATCCAAAAGATCTCCTGTATCTGGATTACTTAATACATAGTTCTCTGATGTGTAACCAAGGAACTGTTCGTTAGTTCCGACACTTACGCTAGCAGATCCAGCAGCATCAAAGTTACCAATGAATTCTTTTTGTACTGTATAATTGATATTAGTGTTGTTGGCATCAAGTACAAGAGTCTTTACATGCTTATTGGCAAGAGGATAGATCAGTGAGTTTGACTCTACACCAGAAAGTTTAGAACGAACTCTAGCAACTTTCTTCGCACTGAAGTTAGATAAGACTGCTCCATAAACATAGATTCTAGCAGTATTGGTAGATCCATCAGGTGTGGCAAATCTAACGATATACTTTCTAGTTACACCAGTATTATCTACAATGGAAATATTGTCACCAGATACTAAATCAAGATCTGGTCTAGAACCAAGGTTGTCAGCAGTGATAAAATAATCACCTTCCGACGCAGTAAATGTTTCTCCACCATCAATATAGAAAGTAGATTCTTCTGAAGCAATATCGCCCGCAAATGTATTGCCAGTGGTAGCATTAAAGAAACTCTTAACAAAAGACGAATCATAATTAATGACCGTACTATCATTAAGGTTAGCAATTACCTGACATCCATAACCGTTTGTAGCAACAACCTCAACAACAGGAGCAGTTGTGAATGTACCAATAGCTTCTCTAGCCTCAGCAGTTAGTGTAATAGAACGCAGTTCATTGTTAAGAACAGTAATATTAGATACTCCAATATCAGAAAGACGGTTTACACCATTGATATTAATGGCAGTAACATCTCCAGATGGATCAGCATCATAATTTTGACCAAAGGATACTGCCTTAAAATCAGAGATAGTACCTTCTTGTGATACAAAGTTATATGGAGTTGTAGTTCCATCTTGTTCAGATAAAAGAGTTTCTCCTTCAGCAAACTCACCAATTACACCAGACAAAATGAGTTCGTTTGTATCTGAAAGAAGTTGTTCTACAATACCTCTAGCGTTACTAGTCTGTCCAGTAATAAATTTACCTACACTGAAGTTCAGAGGATTCTTACAAGAGATCTTAGTGAAATATTCTACTCCAAAAAGTCCTAGTTTAAATAACGCAGATTTACTATAAACACCAGAAGTAGAAGTGCCTGATAAGAACTTAAATGATTTAGTCTTACCAATTCCAACAAAAGGCGTAGAAATTCTCTCTGCTGTCTTAAGAGTTGCTGATACTCCACCTCCAGATAATGGTTCACCAATTGAAAATCCAACAGAAGATGGTTTGGTTACAATAGCAACTGCTTCTGTATTTGATGCGTTTAAAACATAATATCTAATCTCTCCATTAATTGCTCCATTAGTCCAGTTAGTTCCTACAGGAGGAATTGTAGTGGCAGATGGTGATTCGAGAGTAAGAATCCAGAAATTTTCTGCTTCTGGGGCAGTTTCATCCAAGTTAGCAGTGGTGTCACCGAAAGCAATATCACTAAACCTATCATAAAATTTCAATTCTTGGAAAGCATTCGTACTTAGCAGTCCAGTACCAGTAAGAGCAGCAGACTTACTTTCAACGTCAGGGAATGAAAGAATATTCTTTACAGTATAATTTGAACCCTCTGATGGAGTTACTGAGTTATTTTCCTGTGTCTCACTATCTCTTGCTTTATCTACATCAATATACCTAGTTGATGTAGTCTCAATTTCATAACCTTTGACATATGCCTTGCCTGGTTCTAATGATGCTACAAATTTAGACTCAGATCCTCCCTGAGCGGCAGTGTATACGCCATTATTAGATTGAGAAGAAAGATGCTCCTTAAATCCTAATAAGAAATCTTTTACTACATAATCTCCAGATTCATCAAAAGTTCTTCTGGCAAGTACATCATCAATTAAACCATTAGCGGAGACAAGTTCTACAGTTGCGTTACTAACTCCATTCTTGATGGAAAGCAACTGTACAAAATCTTTTTGCTCTGGAGCATCAATTGGTCTCTTAACCAAAGATACAGTCATCTTCAGTCTATGTGCTCCAGGAGCAGCAAAGTTAGAATAACCCTGAGCATTATCAAGCAAAGAAAAATCTTCTTCTGGTGTAATGAGTTGCTCGGATACAACAAAACCTACTTTATAAGTCGGTTCATTCCCATATTTGTCAAGAATTACAGTTTCATCATCATTCTTAACAAGAGTACCGTTAATAAAGTAAACACCCTCCCTTACAGATACAGCAGAACCATACCCCATGGCATTGCTGTTAGTTGGTTTTACATTTCCAGTGATACCAACAATTGCTGTTGGAGATCCTGCTGAATTGGCAGTAATTGTCTCGCCTTCGCTAAAAGTGACTGATGCGTTATCTGTTCCTCCATCTTCATACTTAACAAATAAAGTTGCTGAATCAGTCGTATTTGCCGCTGTGGCACTAAGAACGGTAGCAACTACCCCAGAACTATTACCAGTCATTTTTTTACCGATATAATCGGTAATCTGTAAATTATTGGTAAATGAACTTACTTTTACATAACTATACTGTCTATCAACAATAACTTCCCCAGGGACAACAACAGATCCTTGCTTAAAGTTTGCTTTAGCAAGGCTTTCAACCTGATTTTGTAAAATAGATTGTAGAGTAGTTAACTCTCTAGACTGGATAGAATATCCAGGTCTAAAGAGCACTCTATAGAAGTTACTGTCCTGATCAAAATCGTCAAAATATGGAGCTTTATTTAGATTCGTACTCTGGGGCATATTACTAAGCTAGAATGGGATTTGACCTATGATATATATCAGAATTCTACGACCAGTTTTACGTCCTCG